AACAATCCGTTAGGCAATAGTGTGCCTTTCCGATTCTTAATCTGATCGTATGCAACTTCCATACAGTCTACCAGATTTAAGTCCTGTAGAGCGCAGTAGTTGATAAGGCAAACCATAACGTCACCAACAGCGTCTATGACTGCCTCTTGGTCTTTTTTAATGGTTGCATCAGCCAGTTCACCAAGCTCTGACATTGCTTTAAGAAGCTGAGTCTCTGGTGTGCTGTTAGGAATAATTTTCCTTTGCTCAGACCATTGTATGATTTTAATTTCTACATTAGCGTACGACATCCCATTCCCTTTCGTTTCTACCTGAGTTTGATTTAACTGTTTTTCCTGTGAGTTGAATAAGTCCTAAGACTCTCATCTCGTTCAAACGTCTAGCGACTTGGTTGCCATCTAGGTTAGTCAATGCGGCTATTCCATCCTTGCCTAGCGCACCATATTCTTGCAGACACGCTTGGATGATTCTGTGGTGGTCAGCTATGACTGGCTTGATTTCCTCTGCTGCTTCAAAAGAAGTGAGAGGGTCTGTACTTCTGACTCTTGGGAAGTCAGGCATCTTAAAGATTCTGTCGAAAGCACTTTTAATATCCATTATTTTCTCCTTGAGGTGGGCGGTACTAACATTCGTCCGACATTGCTGTCTGCTTTCCCGCCCGTTAACATTAAATTTTAAAAAGGCGCGTCTTCAAAGTCATCTCTTACAGATCGCTTTGTAGGTGCTTTAGCTTCTTTCTGATCTTTAGCTTTGACAGACAAAGACATAAATTTAGTACCATCTTTGCCTTCTTTTAACCATGCACTAATCCAGAAATCTACGCCCTCTACGTTGAGTGAGCCTTTGTAATGAGGAAACTTCTCATCATCCCTGCGGTCGTTCTTCCATAACGCACCACGATTTTCATTGTTGTATTCCATTTAATGCTCCTTAGCTTTCTTCAAAGCGCTACGCACCTTGCTTGGCAAGAGTGTCCATAACGCTACCTTTTGTGAATCGTCTAATTTCTCAGACTCCAACTTCAACCAAGCATCCTTGGATTGACCTTTCTCGCAAGAATCAATTAAATCCATTGCTAACTCTTGCAAGTACTGTAGTTCCTCTGGAGGAATGTTGTCTGTTGCGCCTTGTGTTGGCGTAATGATTACCTTTTCTTGTGGTGCGTCTTCATCTGGCAAGTCTTGACCAGCATAGATGTATAGACCCAAACCATGCAAACCAAGTGCTTTTGTCATGCAGCGCATAATGGCTGTGTTAACCGCAAACGCATCACACTCAACCCGATACTCTTTGCCGTACTTGGAGACTGCTGTATAGCCTTTAAGAGGTATTGCTTTGTTGCCTGAGTCCATAACTGGCAACTGGCAGGTCATTGGCTTGTCAAACATGGTAACTGTCACCCAGACCATTGCTGTGCCGTTAATTTCCATATAGCACTTGCCATCAAACATTTCTACCTTATAGGTAGCTTTAGGGTCTGCTTTGAGTGCCTCTGCCCATGCCCAAGCCCATGACAGGTAGGTTAGGTTGGCTTTCTTTTCTGTGTGTTCATTAACATTCGTCTTAAGTAGTGCTTCAATTGACATTTCATTCTTCCTTATTGAATTCTTTGAACTTGTTTAGCTACAAGCCATTTGTCACCTAACTGGCGTACTGATTTCACCCATTGCTTTTGGTAGCCTCTAATGACCTCTGGAGGGGCATCATAGGTGGCAAATATCTTTCGGACATGAGTTAAGAATCGTGTGTTCATGCTTCCCTCGCTTTCAGCATTGCGTCTGCCATCTTGTATGCGTTCTTTGCGTATTCACCAACCCACGATACGTGGCTTACTTCCTTGCTAACAATTGCTTGCATAGCCTTAGCCGCAAAGTAGTCACGCAGGGACATGCCTTGACTGTTCGCAATTGAAAGTGCGGCAACAACGCGATCATGTTGTGGAAACGCTGGTGTTATTTTGTCTGTCATCTTAACCTCCAAACATTGACTTCAAGTGCACATACAACTCACGCGCTTGATACACAGTCATGTTACCAATGATGTCTTCGGGGGCTTGGTTACGCACAATGGTTGTCATGCGTTTGGGCATGGCGTATGCGGCCGCATCAAGCGCATCTTGGCTAGGCGTAGGTGTGTTCTCTAGCTTCTCTCGCAACAGCGCGCCGATGCCTGTCGTGCTTTTCTTCGCTGGCTTAACCTTGGCCTTGGCTTTACTCTTGTAGTTGTAGTTCTTGATAGGCACGTACTCGTCTATATCTGCGTACCACAGGCCGTTGGTGTCGTGACACATCTTACTTTTGCGCATCTGTGCAAGCAGGGACGAAACAGAACCCTTACCAAAGCCTTGGTGTCCTAGTGCGGCAATGATTTCTACGCGTGTGGAGCCGGGGTTGTTTTTAACGTAGTTGAAAGTTACGCGAGAAACGTTGTTGGTGATTTTGTGTTGATTAATCATGGCTGGTTTTTGTGTTGAAGTTGAGGGAGAAGAAGATGACACTGGTTGGGCAGGAGGAGGGGCATCCCCCTCATCGTCCCAAGATTGCAGAGTCTTACTAAGCGCAGTGCGCAGGGCAGTTTGAATGTCAGGCATTTAGATTCCTCCTATGAATAGCATGACGGTTGTGATGAAAGCAAAAACAACTAGCGACTGGATGGTGGACAGCGCCGCATCAGATAGCCCCTGCCTGTCCCCAAGAAGGATGCCTTGCACCCAAGTTTCCTCGGGCGTAGGTGTAGGGGGAGGGGGTGTATACAGCAAGCCAATTTTTACCTTGCCTGTGTCGTAAGGTGTATGTTTCATTTTTATCTCCTTGGGGTGTGCATTATTTGTACAGAGTTGGACATAAGTCAATAGGGTCTCCAATAAAAAAGATCGGTAAAAAGCACAATTACTGCAATCAAAAGTAGTACTCTTTCAAACTTTTCCCAGCGTGTCATCATTGCTCGCCCTCCTTGCGTAGTGGTTCGATGTTCAAGTCTTTCAGTACACGCGACACAAGCGTGTAGACGTCCTCGATGTACGTGATGCGGTACTCGGCAGGGTCGTTGACGTAGTCACGTAAGTCCGCCTCGATGAATTGCAGATCACGCATGATCTCTTGTGTTACTACTTTCATTTGCTTTCTCCTTGTAAAAATTTAATTGCGTCTTGCCACATGAGCCATGCGTCTTCAACGCCTGCCCACCAGTGATAACTGTCTTTGTCTATACATTCGTCGCCTTTGTACTCGAGGAACATCAGCACATCTGCAGCAGAAGCGCTGCCTACATTACGTAGGTACGCAACCATGAACGATGCTTCTTCAGGCGTGGGTTGGTACTGCGGTTGGTCATTTACATTGATCTCAACAAAGCCCTCACGCAAGAAGCCCTTGTCCACGCTCACGGCAGGGTAGCGCTCGCCGTCCACCCACACATACACAAGCTTGTTGCCTGCGATGTCGTGCAAGTGCTTGCGCAGTTGGTCTACAGTTAATTGTTCCATTTGATTTCTCCTTGGGTTAAAAATGTGGGGGCAAGCCCCCACTACGAATCAAGACAACAACGCAGGGATCGTTGGCTTGAATGACACAGGCTTGCGCACATCCCATTGCAGGTAGTAGCACACAACCTCAGCGATGATGCTGACCGCACCATACGACTTGGTAGCCGCGCTGATAAGACCAGACGCATCACCCTCCATCAGCATATCGTAGACACCCTGCTCGGCAACGCACAAGTCGTCACGATGTGTGTACGTGAGCGGCTCGGGTTGGAACAAGTGGAGCATCGTAGTCAGCGTGTACGCTGGCATCTGGTCAAGCCACAACTCCATCGTCTCGACATCAGCCTCGGTCAATGCAACGGCGATCTCTTCAGCGGTGGGCTGAACGAAGCCATCCTCGTCATCGGGGAAGTCGTACGCTGTCTCGTCGTAGTTGGCGCTGTGTGCGCTGATACCACGGGGCTTGATGTTGAAGCTAGCGTTGTAGTCATACATCTCATCGTAGTCATCCATGTAACTGCCGTAGCCGCTGTACGCATTGGCGTATGACTTGAGGGAAGTCGTGCTCTTGTAGCTTGGGATGAGGCGTGATGGTGTCCACGCATAGGTATTGCTGAACCACATATCGTCATGCTCAACACCCTGATCGAAGTTGACGTGTTGCATACGACCCTCGCCGTTCATGAACACGAAGCGATTGTTGCCGATGAACTCCTCCATCATGGCAACGAAGCCTGCGTCATACACAAGGTCAGGAGCAGACGACACAGCGCTGTGCAAGTAGTCCTTGATGAAGTGCCATGTATCTGACTTGGTCTTGTCAGCGGCATTGCCTGTATGCAGTACGCCATTGTGCATCATGGCGATGTAGCCAGGGATCACATCGTAGGGATGGCAGTTGAGCATATCGGTCTTGCCGTGTGTAGTCCAACGGAAGTGGATGGCAATCTCACGATCGTCTTGAGGCAAGCGCTGAATGAATGCAGTAGCATCGCCAAGATTCTTGGGCAAAGTCTTGGTGACCTTGAGCCCCTTGGCTGTGCCATACATAAACCCAATGCCGTCAGGGTTGGATGTGAAGATGTCGCTGAGTAACCCGTGCGTATCGAGCAGGGTTGAACGAACTTTGGAAGACTTGCCAGTAATAATGAGACACATAATAAACTCCTTGAGATAAAAGAATGGGGAAAGTTTTCCCCGATGGTTGTTGTTGAATTAAACAGGCTGATTGATAGACACTTCGTATACACATTGCGACAGCGTGCCAGCGAAGTCCTCGTTCATGATTACCCACAGCTCACCTGCACGCATATACACAACGTCACCGCTATAGATGCGATCCATGTCGCCGCTGTATGGGAAGAACGCATACTCAGAGCCTGAGTATGTGGCGAAGCGGAAGTACAAATTGTTACTGCTTGCCCACGTTCTGATTGTCTCGGCCTCGGTGTCGTATGGTATGTGCATGGGGTAGTCATGCTCGTGTCGGTACTCTGTGTACTCAGGACGCCATTGCGCAGGGGGCACAGCATCAGGACAGGTGGCCTCAGCTGGCGCTATGACTGTCGGCAGAGATGTGTGTATCTGACGCACGCCATACCACTTGGTCAGCGCAGGATACTGACCGACAACAGTACGAAGCCACTTGATGAACGATGCACCATTGAGATCACGCCACGATGCGACACGGCAGAACATGACAGCGGCATGAGTGAACTCGATCTGTGCAAGCAGTCGCTCCTTCTTGAGTGATGCACGGAAGATGCGAAGCTCGACAGTATCGTACTTGCCGTTGTAGCTGTTGTCCATGCTAAGACCAAGACGCAGAGCCTCACGACCACCGAGGTTGCACATATTGACCATGCGATAGCGCTCACCAGACTTATTCTTGACAGCCTGCTTGGGGTTGACAAGTATGGACTGATGCTCAGCGGCGCAGTAGCTACGGGCTTGGTCATCGACAGATGGATGGCGACCTGCAATCTTACGAATGAAGTCGACATTGCCGTTGCTGTTGATGAACATCAAGAACTTGCCAAGCGTCAACTGCGTGAAGGCACGAGAGTCGATGTGTACATGCATACCGCACTTGCCTGTGTTCCATGCACGATATGTTGGGTTGATGTCCCAAGCCTTGAAGTTGTCGATGTGCGTGGCTAGACCATGAGGCGCAGTCACAACCTCGAAGCCATTGTGAGGAAGCGATCCGTCATGCTTGATGATGCAGTATGAAGTACCCAAACGGCTACGCACAGACTCAGCGGCTGAGTTGCTGTCGTCATCACCCGATGTCATCTCAAGCTCGATGCCCATGGTGAACTCACCGAAGTGAGACGACCTGATACCTGAGTTGCAGTCAAGTACATTGAGCACATTGGTAGAGTACGACATGATCGGGTTGTCGCTGTCGTCATCATCGCTGTTGTCATCATCGTTGTCACGATCATAGGTGTAGTAGCAGTCGTCATTCTCGCTGTAGTACGCATCGTCACGAGGCCAGTACTCATCGTTGTCCTCGCAGTACACAGCGTCATCGCTGAAGCATGAGTCACACCAAGTATCACGACGCACATCGTGCGTGTTGTTCTCGTCTTCGTAGTGACCGCAGTCGCAATGCGTAATGCCCATATCCATGTCGTCAATGGCTGTGAAGGCGCTGTCCAAGTGACTGGTGAAGTCGCCGTAGCGGTTGGATAAGTCAAAGAACGCTGTGCGTATCTCATCATTGCTGATGGACTCATCGCCTGCCTTGGCACGAGCAACGAGATGACCGAAGGCTTGGAACGAACTGCGTATAAGCTTGTACCCGTCTGCGGTGTAGTGATGACCGCCCTTGAACACAGCGTGAGGCTGCACCCCTGACGACCCGTATGCTTCTCTATCATGCTTGTGTGCATAAGCCTCAACGACCTGATCGATACGCACAGACAGCATATTGCGAGCAAGCCGTGGTATGTCAGACATATTGCTAGGCATCAAGAGTCTACGCATCATCTGATGCATATCGTAACGATCACGGCTCTCATCACTAGCCTCCTTGTATGTGATGGCACGAGGTGCATGAGCACCCTCACCTCTGACACGATAGCGTGAGACGCGAGTCCACAGCGCAAGGTTGTCATTGGTAATCAGATCAAAGGGTGACTTGAAGTCTCCTGTTAAAGAGTCGCTGACTGCCAAGCGTCTACGAGATGTGTTGTATACCATGTAGCGGTTGTTGAGTGACACGACATACATCACGGCGTTGGAAGAGTCAATGAAGTCTTCCATAACAAAGCGAGTGAATTGAAACATATGTTTCTCCTTGAGTTATATAAAAAGAATTGGGGAGATATCTCCCCGACTAACACACGATCTCAACAGACCGCTGGCACCTCCAATTCGTCAATAGGGTTGATGAAAGTTACTGTGAAGGATGGATGGTCGCCCATGATGCGATCACCCTCCGTGAATACATAGAACAAGTTGTCCTTGTCGATCAGGCTGTCGAGCACGAGGTCACGCATCGAGTCGGTCAAGTCCCGTGGCATGACAAGACAGCGACACTCCAATGGCTCTCGTGTTGCGTGCCAGTAGCCCTCGATGCAGATTAGTTTTGCTTTACTCATTTCATTTACTCCTGTTGTTGATTGCTTCGAGTGCCTCGTCAGCACACGCACGCCATGCGGCTTCGCTTATGAATGTGTTGTCCGTTGACCAAGGCGGTGATACTTTGGTCTGCTCTGAGTACTTGGCGATAGCCTCGATGAGAAACGCCTGCATGAGCACGCCTTGCTTGCTGTAGGACATAAGCCCGTTGATAAGCTGTGCGTTTGTTAGGTGTTTAGTTTTCTTCATTTTGTTTCTCCTTTGCTATCGTTTACCCATGCCTTGAGTGCCTTGATCGCGTGCTGGGGCGATATGCACATACCTAACTCTCGTTCGCTGAAGGCTGTCTGACCTGACGGCCAACCTGCCTCGGGCGGTACGCCGGCAAACAGCCAGTCTTCGCCATCCCACAAGGCGGTAGTCTTAGACCAATCCCATTCGTCTTCTAGTTGATCCTCCCAATACTCTTGCACGCTGTACTTGAAGTGCGGTATCTGATTGACGCACTCAGTCAGGAAGTCAATCAGCCCTTGCCTGTCTATGTCGCTACCCACCCATGTGCTGACCATGATGGGCGTGACTTTGTCTTGTTCTTCTAAATCTTGGATCTCGTCTTTGAGATTATTGATGCGTGTTCTAATTGCTAAGCTCATTTTGTTTCTCCTTGTAGGCAGGTTGCGGATGGTCAACGGCATTGCCCAAGCGCCGTTGAAGTCGGGGAGATATCTCCCCAAAAGAAAGATGTTGATAGTCAGTCCTCCCCTAGGTTTAGTTTTGTCCATGTGGCAGGCACAGCTTCGTTCTTATCAAGCGCTTCAATAATCTTGATGGCTTGCTTGATGCGCCTGAGTTTGGCTGTGCGTTGGTCTGTGGCGTTGATGGCTATCTGCCGTTCTAGCGTTTCCATCTCTTTCCTTGTCTTGGTCAATAATCTGGTTTTTGATTTATTAAATTGGTCAGGAAGCATGGTGCGTTGGAATGGTGTCTTGCGTTTGCCCCTTGGGGTTATTGGAACTTCGTTGAAGAGTAGAGTTACCTTGTCCTTGACCCTTGCAGGTATCCAGTCAGTCCAATGCTCGCCATCGTTGGGCAGTCCCTTGTCACGGGCTATCTGTATGGGCGTGTGATCTAACGCTTTGTATGGTGCGTCTAGCATGGCAATCAGTTTCTCCATGACACGGATGTACTCACCGAACGCTAAGGTTCGTTCTTGGGGAGAGTTCTCCCCGCCGTATTTCATGCCGACCTTGGCATTGTTGATCTCGTAGCGCAGGGGTTGCAGCACCTTGTCCCACTCTGCCTTGCGCTGGGTGCGTGTGATGCGTGAGACGCGAAGCGTCTCCTTCAACGCAGAGACCTCCATTTTTATTCTTTCGATCTCTGCTGGGTGTATCTTGCGCTCGGTTAGGCGGTTGTGAAGGGCGTTGGGTGTGAGTTTGAGGTATGTTTCGTACATGAGATTATTGACTCCGAAATTGAGAGGCGGCCAAATGTCCAACACTACAGGGCGTAGACTAAGTTTGGTGTAGGCTCTGAAGCCGCACCAATGCTAGCTTAGCACGAAAAGTGTGCTATGTATCTATCTTATTTCTGGGAAGCTAACGCCAACCAAAAAAAAAAAGTCTTTGAGAAAGCGGAAATGCTCACCCCCTGAT